ACAGCAACCAGACGCATAGATGGGTCTTGGTCCTGATCATCATAATCGTCTTTAGAGTAGCCTTGACGCTCAATAACCTCAGCTTCAGAAATGTCTGAGCCGCCATAAAGACCATCTAGCTTGTAGACATCCTCAAAGTCATAGCCCATCTCTACCAAGTCACCCACAGTCATTTCTGTGCGGTGCGCTACGATATATGCATCATCAATGTTGCGTGCCTGAGCGTTTATGAAGAACTCTTCTGGCGGCACGCTGTCTAAGCGCATCTTGCCGTTTGGCGTGCGCTTGCTGATCTTCATAGCATGTGTTGGGCTTTCGACTTCCATGCCGAACTCATCCATGCTCATCGTCATCTCAACGCTATGCTCAAGGATGTCTACAGTATCGTCTGAGGCCAGCAACATATATTCCTGATCAGTCAGGTTGTCATATGTGTAGATTTCAGCATCTTCCCAGCTTTCCCAGTATGCCTTTACGATGCCTGTTTTCTTGATTAGCGCATCGTGGATCGCATCGTTAAGAACGCGATACCCGTCATTCTTTGTGAAAACATAGTGAATGTACTGTGTCGCTTGCTCTGCCGCAGCAACATCCTCTGGGCCTTTTGGCATGAACTCTACAGGCTTGGCTGTAGACAGAAATACGCGCATGATACTTGGCTTAACAGAACGCACGGTATCCCGTACTTTTGTTGCTACAACCTTGCTGCGGCCATCTTCATAGCCAATGTCTACCTCACCGTCGAAGTAGCGTTGCGCCTTGATGCGATCATCTGTGATTTCGCTCTCTACAAAGTCAACAGCCTGAGCCATAGCGTATTGAACGATACCTTCGATCTCACGTTTATCTTTTGCTTGTGGCTGCATGTTATTGCTCCTTAATTAGCCTGCAGACCCAAGAATATGCGCAAGGCATTCTCAAAGCCCTTTTTCTCTTTTGGCGCAACCCCAGAAACAATTGCTTTTCTAATTGCATCTAGTTCACCAATAGCTCTTTTCTCTGACCCAGCTTTTGCGGCAACGCCTGCAACTGTACCCGCAACAAAGGCAGGATTTTGAGCAATTGCCGCAACATTTAAAGCAGCCATAAGGCCATTTCCTGATGGCGACAACTTTCCAATTAATCGCAACGCATCACGGGACAGATCACCTCTAACGAAGCCTTCCATCATTTCAATTTCATCTTTATCAAACTGTCTACGTTTTGCTGGGCTGTTTAAGATAGTATCTACAGCCTGTAGATACTTATTCACAACATTCCCACCTGAGCCAGTTTTCGCTGCGCCACGCTCCGCGCGATCCATCAGCTCCTCAAAAACTTCAACTTTTTTATATCGTCTAAAGTCTGCCCTCGCGGTGCCTAGTAAATCACTAGCCTTGCCAGCTTCTGTAATAGGGGCATTTTCAATAATATCGTCCAGCTTATCTCGAATAAAGCCTACGCGCGGGTCAAATCGACTTGCCTTATAGGTTTCGCTCAAAGCAGAACGCAGTTTGTCTAATTTTGCGAGGTTAAACTCTTTGCCTGCATGCTTAATGACCGCTTGCCTCGCCTCATCAATATATTGTGCAGTGCCGCCCATTCTAGGCTCATATGCTATAAACAGATCATCTGCATCTATGGATCGCTCTATGTCGCGGATAACGTCATCCATCTTGACAGAAACTTTGCCGCCAGCAGCCTCAAAAGCCTTGTATGATGCATCCTTTGCCTGTCTTGCGGTTTCGACTGCAGGTTGCTCAATTGCACGTTTCTGAGTTAGCTGGACCGTCTTGTTCTTGATCCCAGTTAAGCCAGATAACGCCACGGGTGATGCAAACGATCCCACGACACGCGCAATAGGCTCATACTGCGTACCTTCAGTAAGCTGCCCTGCAGCCTCTGACCCAACACCAGCAGCAACCATTGCCTTAACTGCGCCAGCACCACCGCCCACTGCAGCAGGCAAAAACTCACCAATTGTACCCGCATACTGCGCTGCAGTCGTTTCACCTCTGCGCTGCAGCCCTGTTGGGTCAGCGCCAGTTAAGCCAGCGATCCCTTCATAGCCAGACTGTATTGCTCTGCCTGTTGCTGTATCAAGCACCGCTGTCTTTTGCTGGCTTGGGTCACGCGTTCCAATATATTCGCCAATCTCTTCACCTGCACGCTTGCCAAAGCGCGCAAGCATTTCAGGCGTCTCTGCAATACCCTTAATTCCGCGCAAGACGCCAGCAGCGCCAGTGCCGATAATGTCGCCCACCTGCTCACCAAATGTGTCAACCTCACCCTCGCCTATAATATTTTCGCGCAGAGCTTGACCAAATGTCTGACCCTCTTTTCGAAGTGGGGCGACACCAGTTAGGCCAGATAGACCTTGCTGTTCATTGACCTGTGACGCAAAAAATGCATTCGCAGTCGCCTCATCTGGAAACTGTATGATGCGCCCATCGCCCGCGTCTACTATAACTGCCATTATCTTACAGGCTCCACCTTGCCAGTGTTAGGGTTAAATCTGTGAGTTACAGTTGGGGATGCCGTTGTCGTTGAGGGTTTTACTGCCCCACCTCCAGAAAGTTTCTGAATATCGCTTTCAGAGAAGTAATCCATAGGACTAATAACTCTACCAGTCTTTTTGTTTATCTTACCTTCAGCCTGATCTTTAATCGCAGCATTATAGATTTCTTGCATAGATTTTTGATATTGCGCCTCAAGCCTCTCTAAGTTTCCAACAAACTGTGCATTTGTTTGCGAATTATCTAGGCTGCCAAGCGTAGCCTGCAGCGCCTCAAGTTCTTGCACCGCAACCTGACCAAGCGCACCGCCTGTTGGGCTTTCTTCACGCATGCGCTGCAAGCGATCAAACCCGATGTTAGCCTTGATAGTCGTAGTTAGAGAGGTAAGGTTTTTGGCGGGTGTGCCGCCAATGTCTTTCAGCAAGCCCCCAATAAAGCCTGTAGAGAGTATTGGGCTTTCCTTGGCTATCTCAAGCGCCTTTCCTATGTCCTCTAGCACGACCATGCCAGACGTACTTTGAGCCTTACGTGCTGCATCTGCTGCTTTCTGTATGTCTTCAGCTTCTTTATCTGCCTTACTGCCAGTGATTGGGACCAATCGGTAGCTTGTAATGTTACCCATTTCATCTTCCACAAAGTCGTAACGCATACCCTTTTCGGGTGGCGGCAGGTTTGCCAGAATTGCGGTTTTCTGGCTGAAAATATCTCCTCCACTTAAGATAAATCGCTGGAACTCTGGGGTTCCCTCTTTTAGCCCTGCAGCCAACGCATTTCTAATTAGAGCTGTATTTTTTGATTTTCCAAGACTTAAAGCATCCGCCGCACTAATTGCGCCCTGACGCAAGAGATTTGCCGCATCAGTCTGACCAATGCGATCCAAGTAGTCTGCGGTGGCGTTGCGACCCTTCTGAAGTCGCCGCTCTTTTTGGCCTGCAGCAACCTGCTGTATAAGTGGTTGAAAACGTTGAGCATTTGGCGATCCAGCCAGCGCTGCCATGTATAGCTGATCTGCAAAGTCACGATTAATCATGCCACCTAGCAAACCCCTTGGTTGCTCTTGCTGTGCCATTTGCTGCGGTGCTTGTGCGCCAATCATGCTGTTACCCCCAAGGATTTTTGCAATGTAGTTTTGTGTTTCTTTAAAGTTAGGCACGCCGCCCGCTTTATCTACGTTACCCATACCAGCGTTATACGCTGCAAGAGCAAGAGTTTGATCATTGTTGTAGCGCCCCAAAAGCTGCTTCATATACTTTGCGCCGCCACGTAGGCTTTGCTCTGGGTCATACGGATTTGAAACACCCAACTCTTTTGCCGTAGCAGGCATAAGCTGGGCTAGGCCCATAGCGCCCGCAGAGCTTTTAGCCTGTGGGTCAAACGCGCTCTCAGCCTGTATCTGACGCAAAAATAGATCAGGGTTAATCCCTTCCTCTTGCGCTATTTTATATGCCAGATCACGTAAGCTCATTTAGCCACCTAGTAGGGTTTTGTAGGCAATCGTAGCCATTAGTCCGCTTGGGTCATATGGCTGTGTGCCTGTGGCAGTTGTGGTTGTCGTTGTTGGGAAGCGTGCAGCCCCCAATACGGATGTAAGTGCGCCAAGTCCCGCAAGCGGCGTACCCGCTGCGCCTGCGTACTGACCTTTGGCTGCATCAATGATTTGCTGCTGCAACGCACGCTGGAACTCGCCCTGCTGACCGACTGCCGCCTGTGTGGCTTGACCCATGCCAAATGCTTGCTGACCAAGTGTGCCAAGTCCAGCCGCGCTTCGCAGAGCTAGATCGCGTGATTTGTCGAACGCCTGCATGCGCTGCTGCCCTGCAATATCGCCAGCCATGCGCCCATATTCACCTGCCAAAACACCTTGAGCTACGCCGTGGCGCGACCCTCCGAATGCGCCTGCTGCTGTAGCTTGCGCACCTAAGTTTTGCTCTGCTAGTTGTTGCTGACGCATAATGTCTTGCTGTGTGCGATCAATGACATTTTGCGTGTACGGGTTCATCTGGCCTTGCGCCATTTGACCGAACGTTTGACCTGCCTGCTGCATGGCTTGTGCGGAGCCTTGAAAGACGTTCTGCGGTGCGCCCATTGGCTGTGTTGGTTGATTAGCTGACTGTCCCATGATTAATTCCTACCTGACATTGCGCGGCCTATTGCGCCCATTAAGCCACCGCCTTTAACAAAATCACTTACGCTATCTTTTATGGATGTTGCTTGAGACATGCCTTCGTACTTTCCAATTTGGCCCTTTGTGTCCAAGCGCGGGCTAACTCTAGCGGGCATAGGCGCATTACCAAAGCCACCGCTAAATCCTGCACCCTTATCAGAGCCTGCACCAATGCCTGAGCCATCTGCGCGGTAGTATTGACCATTGCTGAAGTATGCTGCACCTGCTGGGGCAACACCTGAAGCCATACGATTAACAGGCGCTGCCGCAGGTGCCGCTGGGGCTGAGTAAACTGGCACGGGTGCCGCCTTCTTCTCTCCCGTTAGAGGATCATAGCCAAGTGCCTCAGCATAAGCCTCGTACTGATCTGGGCGCGTCTCACGGAAACGCTCAAGTGCGCCTTCGTAGATTGGGAAGCCTGAGTAACCTGTCATGCCGCCTGTTGTGATCTCTGGCATACCAATGTCCAACGCAGCAGGTGCAGACAAGCCAAAGGCAGATGCCATTTGACCCACATTTTCAATTGCAGCGCGTTCTGCTGGGTTAATGCCAGCAACATCTACGCCCATGTATGGGATGTACCCAAGGTCAGCTAACTTCTGCCCTCGCGCCAGCATAGCTGCATTCGCAGCAGTTACCTCAGCGGGAATGGTCTGTGTCGCTGTCTGTGTTTCGCTAGACGTAGAACTGCCCATTTTAAAACTCCAAGTGCATTGTTATAGAGTGTGGCTTCCAGCCCACCTTCTCTAACGGTTTCTGCCATCCCAAACGACCATCAAATTGAGCGAATGAACAGCCCTGCTTTTGCGCCCATTCTTTCACATTTTCAGTCATTTGTAAAATTTGATCCAATTCACCACCTGCAAGAAACACATTTATCGCTTTAGTATGATGATATACCACTATTTCAGTCACAATGCACCCACGCTCTGCAGGCCACAACTGCATTTTTCCTGAAGCTATGCCGCGCTTAATTTCGTCTAATGTATTAAGACCGCCCGATTTCTCAAGGGCGGCTTCCAGCCAAGGGCGGCAATACTCAAAGATGTTTATGATTTCGTGTTTAGCCATGAAGCCTCGTTATTGCAATTGTTGATGCAGGCGCTGCTGGCGCAAATGCCGTTGCCGCTGTCGCATCTAAAAACCCGCTTGTGCTATCCACCGCCCACATGGCTTCTAAATAATCGTTAGCATTTAAATCAAATATCGCAGAGCGTGATACAACCAAAACAGAACCGTTTTGATGCAGCGCGTTTTTCATCGTTGATCCCGTAATGTCAGTTCCGTTAATGCGCGGCCAAAACCAAAAGTTTACTGTGCTGCTAGACGTTGATGCAATTTGCGCGGAAAAGCTAATCATGTACTGACCAGCTTCAGCAAACACAATGCGCGATGCTGGTGTTCCATTTGTAACACCTTCAGCAATGCTAGAAGTATACGTTAAAGCATACGCTGTGTTGGCTGATGCCGCTGTCTGGTCTGTCGTGACTGCGCCAGCGTACTGACCGTCTTCTAAAACAATTTGTACGAACACGCCATCTTTTGAAACTACAGGATATTTATTTTCACGATCCCACAGAATAACACCATCCTCTGACGGGTTATCTTCGGCTGTCTTAAATCCTAGCTTTGCCAGATTGCCTTGCAAATATGCTGACAATTGCCGACCCCATTGACGCAAGTCAGGTCCAATTGGCGGCAAAATGGGACTTGGCATTACCTGCGACCCCCAGCAATAGTGTCAACGCGTATATTGCCTACACGCCAATCTGTCGGCTGCTGCCCCTCAACGCGCATGCGAATTTGGCGACCTGAAAAGCGAACGCTTGTAGGATTGGCAGGCGTAAACGGCCCGTGAGTAGTTTCTGATGCATTTGGATAAAAGCGCGTTTTAAAGGTTACATTTACGTCACCCTGCGTCTTTTCGTCTGGAATTAGCTTTGTGACTTTAGCAATCTGATCCCCAGCGCCAATGCTGATTGGCCCTGTTTCTGCAAATGTCGTTGCGCTATCAAAGTTATAGCCAACTTCGTGATCGTAAATATCGCTATCTGCATTATGACCTGCCATAAATGGATAACGAAATACACCACGCTGTACACCAGATGTGCGGGATAGCTCACCAATTAACCAGTGGTTTTCTTTATAATCAAAAGCCACATAGCGATCTATCTCTGTACTATTTGATGAACAGTAAAACCACCAGATTTCACCGTACTGACCGTTTGCAACAGACCAGACCTTAGATTGCTGCGCTACGTTAAAGTCACCAAATACATAGTCGTGAACGTCACACGGTATTTCTGAAACAGCGTTGCCATCAAATCTAAAAAAGCCACGCTGACCCATCCAGAAAACACCAATGTCCACATCAGATGCAGATTTTCGCGAAATAGCGCCACAAGACGTTCCTACGCGCTCAAAGCCATAAACGTAGGGTGGGCCAAGATAGCGTGCTGTATGCGCATCTGTGTCCGTTATAATAAGTGTCTGACCGCGTGTGCGAATGCCCTGCATAATTTGACCGTTGGTCTGCAATTCAATATCGCCAGCTTCGTTTGTTGCCGCTGCCGTCCAAGTGGTATTGTCCTCGCGACCACACCATTGCACCTTGCGCGGGTTCCCACCCGCACCTAAAGCAAAAATAAACCGCTCCTCCGTCACAACCAAGCCAAGATTATTTGTTGGCGCATTCGTTAGCGCAGATGCTGTGGCTGGTGTAGCTGATGTATCCCAGATTAAAATGCGACCATCATCATAGTGACATGCAACCAAGTCCTCACCAACGTTATCTAAAGACCATGTGGTTGCCTCTTGCGGAACACTGTTTTCTGATGACTGAATAGGCTGACCATAAAATCCATAGCCATAAAATCCACCGCCAAAACCTGTATTAGTTGCCGCATCTTCACGGCCTGTCGCTAAGTCTGTTGGCGTTATGTCTGTAAGGGTGCCGCCACCTGTCATTATAACCAAGGCATCATGTGATCCGCCGACTAAGTACGCATTGCCGCTGAGGGTTTCCCAAGTGTGCATTCCTCGCACTGGGCTTGTGCAAAAAGATGTCTTGCGCTCACGCCAACCGCCTATCGGACGCAAGCTGTTGTCACGCCAACGAACCAGTGACCCATCACGCCACCGTCCAGCTTGCTCTAAATCAGTGCCGTTTCGATAGAAGCCTGCGGGTATGTCTAGCGGTACTAATGTCATGCCGTTGTTCCATAAACTGTGCCGTTATTCGTGTATGTCGCTATAGCTGTGCCAGAAATAGCTGCGCCACCTGCACCACCAGAGTTGCCGCCTGCTGCTCCCCAGCCGCCACCGCCACCGCCATATGTGCCGTTGCTACCTGCGTTTCCGTTAGAGCCACCAGTGCCACCATCACCAAGACCACCAAATGCACCCTGTCCGTATGATGTGCTAACAGTCAATACACGACCACCACCGCCTGACGCGCCATACCCTGCGTAGCCATCTGTGCGTGGTTCAGCACCCGCGCCACCACCGCCTGCGCCGCCGCCTAGACCTGCGCCGTCATAAGACCCCCCAGAATATGCACCACTTTCACCGTTCGTGCCGTTTTGACCAATAGCACCGCCAACACCCGCTGCATAAGATGTAGGTGGGCTTTCACGATAACCGCTGACACCGTTACCGCCACCTGCACCGCCGCCGCCACGACCACCGCCGCCGCCACCGCCGCCAGCGATAAACGCGCCAGAGGCATTGGTTAGAATTACACCAGTTGCGTTGTTTACAAGGGCTGGGCCACCCGCCTGTCCAGCATCACCGCCACGACCAATGATGTAGCCGTTATTTGTAATTGTAACCAAGCCATTCATACTGCTAGGGATTGTTAGGCCA